TTCCTCCCCATTCTCCTATTGTTCCAACTTGATGTTTCCCCGGTGCTGTCGGTGTTGGAAAATTCTTTACTATTGCATTTAGTGGTAACGACTTTCTTCTGTACTGACTCGGTCCGCCATCGTTTTTCGAGTCTTGAGCTGTTGGAGTCGGAAAATTCTCTGGTTCCGGTAGTAATCCCTTTTCTATTGCGTTCAGTTGATCGTTTAAATTTAAGGGCATTTTCCTTTGTATCCTGCTTTTCATATTCTCGTAAGACCTCTTTCCCCTCTCCATGTTCGCATCTGGGGTACGCCACAATCCAGATTCTTTTTCTTTTATGCCAAGCTCCAACTTCGTCTGCTCCGATAATTTGCCATTCCGCATCATACCCGATCTCGGCAAGATCGCAGAGAACTCGTTCAAGTCCTCTATGAATGAGCATTGAAACGTTTTCAATGAGCGCGTACCTTGGTCGTACTTCGCTAATAAGGCGACACATTTCTGACCAAAGACTTGACCTTTCTCCTTCAATACCTTCTCCTTTTCCTGCAATTGAAATATCTTGACACGGAAATCCGCCTGTCATAAGAAAAATATCACTAAATTGATTACCATCCAATTTCTTTATGTCATTATGGATTGGTACGTTAGGAAAGTTCTTATTTAATACTTTACAACAATAATCATCGATTTCGCAAAAACTTGCTATATCAAGTTCATCACCCCACACACGTTGTGCTGCAAGAGCGAAACCGCCTATACCGCTAAATAAGTCAAGCATTTTCATATTTATCATTAAATAATTCAGGATAATATCTATTTAATTTACGTTTCTCATCCTTACTATCTTTTATAATATATTTTTTATTATAATGATTAGACAATTTTATCTGATAAGGAAACTTTAAATCTCTATCTATCCTGCTTTTCAATTAATAATCTTTACCTAATGGTTCGTCAGGTTCAGACCACCTGTCTACTTTATCACTAAGTTTTAACAATTCAGCAGATAAATAGACACAAGCATCAAGTAGCTCTTCTAATGTTTCTTTGATAAAATCACGTCCGTCATCAAGTGGTACTTCCTGATAATACTTTTCAGCACCAAGGTCAAGACGATCCTTTATCATCTTTAATATTCTTTTGTTGTTGTTTTTTACCATCTTCTTCCTTTCTTACCTCTTCCGCATGAGCAATAGGTGTAATATCATCTGCATCGCCAAGACGTTTTAGCTGTTCACGGGAAAACCCTTGAAATACTGTAAGGGCTTCACGCTTTTCTTCCTTTGGAAACATATCTTTTATCTTCATTAGCAATTCAATAGCACGTAATTTGTCAGAATCCTTACCATCAAGGTTCTCAATTACTTCTTTTGTTCTGTTAAATAGATAATCACTGTCTATTCCAATTTTCTTTAGCGATTCAGCGTTTTCTTTACTAATCATACGAATAATACGCTCTTGTTTAAGTAATAATTTAGCTTTTTGTTTGGCATACTTGCGATTATTAGTTCTGTACGCCTTAAGATAGGCTTTAATAGCATCCTCACCGTCTGCAACGTACCTTGCGAACAGTATTTCACGCCCCGTAGGCTTTTTACGGTTCTTAACAGCACCAATGTGATCAACATTCGGATTGAATGAATAGATATTCTTAACAGGTTTGCCCTCAAGGGTATAATACTTTGAGTTAAAACGTTCTTCAACTGCGGTATTCCGCATACCCAGCAGCGTACGTACGCCCATGTTGTCTTTATTAAGTATCTTAAGAACTTGATTGTCGTCCGTAAGTGTATACGAACCCTCAGGAGCCGTACGCCAATCAAGTTCCAGTGGTTCAAGGGGTAAAGTGTTGCGAAACTCTTCCTCATCCTTAAATATGTATTCTACCTTACCCTTAACAATACGTTCATACACTTTCAGTTTCTCTCTTTAATCTTTTAATGTACCAAGACAACTCTTCATTGGATTTTAAAATACGGTATACTTCTTCCAGTAACTGAACCTTACTGTATTTAAGATAATCTCCGTTTGTTTTCTTTAAATAACTTTGCTTTCTCTTACTTATAGTACGTTCCATATAGCTGAAATTAATTATAACGTGCGCTCTATCTGAAATAGTTTTTAAAAAAACTTGCTTTTGTGCGTATAATATAATATATATATATAATATATCTAAGATAATAGATAATCTAAGATAATAGATAATCTAAGATAATAGATAATCTAAGATAATAACTTAATAAACTATAATAAACATAACGTACGTTATAGTATTAAAGATATTACACGTGCAGTTTTGGTTGATTTTTTGGTTACGGTGTGGATTCTTAAGGATTATTATTCTATATACAAGAAAGGAAAACACGTAAAAAATTTGAAAAAATTATATCGTTATGTGTCTCTCTCTTTTTACGCCGCCCCCACCCCGGTCTGGCTTTTTTCAGTTGGGATTTTTTACGTTAAGATTTTCAAGTTTGAAACGTTTTTACTTAAAAATTTTAAGCCCTTAAAATAGGCTTAAAAGAACGTAAAAACTCTTAGCTTACGTTACGTATGCCTAAAATATTTTCTCTCTATTTTACCGCAAATTTGCCCACCGTTACCCTATTGTAGTAAATATTTATTTAATACCATATATTTAATAATACTCTACTACGTCCTATTATCCCATGGAACGTAGTATTCATTAGTTTGAAGTATTGCCATTCTCGGATATATTCACATATGAATTATTTGTATCATTTACCGATCTTGTTCGACGTTTTTGAAACGCCGTCCAGGACGTATAACAAAATTTGGATAACGTTTTGTCTATCATAAAAGGAGACATCATGTCTATAGATAAGAACAAAACAAACGAAGTGGAACTTCCAGTAATTGAAGATTCCAAACCAGAGACAACCACCATCGAGAACGCATTCAAAACGGTAAAAGGATACCTGTTTAATGCCTTCTCTGGAGTGGTTAAGATAAACCGCAATCAGGCAGCAGAAGTACGTAGTGACTTGCTGTTATTAAATGAGCAACTTAAAGAACTTGGACAACCTGCAATGGATGAGAAATTTTACATTGATAGGAAATTTTCCCAGTTATTTAAAAAAGTTTCTAAGAAGTCAAACGGTTTTAAATCGTATGAATTCAAGGGAAGTAATAACGGCGGTTTAAAAAACGCTACTGAACCAATGAAAGAACTTCAGAAGGCTTTCATGGCTTTAGTTGAAAAGATGCCTGAGAGCGTGCAATTAGACGCTAACTGGTATATTCCAGACTCAAAGGGTGATTTCAAACGCCCACAATTCACTAACACCATGCGTAAAAATGATAATCTGGGGAACTCCGCAGAAGATGAACAGAAACGCATTAATAAAGAGATACAGCGAGTTTTAGACGCTACTGTATCTGAATTAACAGAAGTCAAAGAACCAAAGGAAGAACAGCCGGAAGAACAGCCGGAAGTAAATCCAATTAATCAATAAATAAACCAATGGCAAAACGTTATCCAGCTAATTTTGTAAATCCATTGATCCGGCTTAAACGTAACGGCAAACAATACACCAATATTAAAACTTGGGTAGATGAGCAGAAACGTATTAGAAGTATAAACGGAATTAAACCCCAAGAAATTTCAAGGGATACTTATTTAAAAGGGAACAGAACGGAATTAAACCTATCTGAAAAAGACTTATTACATATACAAATTTTACGTGAGCATGGTCTTAGACTACCGCTCAAAGATGAAGATTTTAAAGAAGATGATAAACGTTAAGCAAAAAACCAAAGCCAAAACGTTTTATCAGCTAACATAACCATGACAAGAAAGAAACGGAGTTAACGTAATGCCAAACACAAAAGCAAAAGAACGTAAGAGACTCAGACTTCGTAAGAATGCTGAGTTAAAAAGAAACGGTAGAACCCCTGCTCAAATAAGCAGGATACTACGTAAGAAAAGTAAAGAAATGATGTACCGCATATTCCTATGTAGAGTAACGCCAACTTAATAATGCAATCAACACAAACAGGAGTAACAACGTATGGCATAATAACGCAACATAAAACCGAGGCGGAGCGGTTAATCTCCGCCAAAGATTTAAAACGT